ATCTCCTCTGCGGCTTTCGCCGCGCCCCTCACCGGATATTACACCGGTGAGGTCCACTTCAGTTTGGTGTTGACAACTGTCGCCTGTCCAGATAGTACAAGATGCTTTTCGTCTTGCGCTAACCCTGTTACCAGAGGCAGCGGTCGCTTAATAAGCGCCTTCCTGAGGGCCGGATATCCATCGATTGAGTTCTTTGGTATCCGTGGTTCTACCACATAGGCCATAACCAATGGCCTTTGCTGAGTTCCATGCATCCGGTGGACAGTAAAACGTCCATCATGATGCCACCGACCGAGAGCTGGACTATCCTTTGTAACATAAGGATAGTACTTCAACACACGCTTCGCGCGTTTGTCGAGCCACGCAATCGTTTGGTCCCATCCACCCAGCTCGTAGAGCTGGTTTCTGAAACTAACGAAGGAGGACACAGCCGAACCATCTCGGTGTGATTCAATCGGATCGTGCTTAAGTCGAACTATCTTGACTGAGAAACCGTCATAATAGTCGCCGCCACATGACTCTCTGAACTTTCCAGTCCAGAAAGACTTGTTCCGATTCACTAGAGCCCCAAAGGTTTCTAGTGTCTGAATCACACTCTCCACAAATTCTACAGGGACCAAAATATCGTCCCCGTAGACGCGCACTTTCCCATAAAGGCTTGTAATGTCTTTCTGGGTAAGAGGGCGTTTGAGGTCTCGCTCAATTCCTAGGAAAATCAAGGTACAGAATACCATTGATTCAACTGGGAACGTGAGACCTGAACCCATTGATGCGAACTTGGCTAGGCGGATTACGCCATAACCAGGCACATCAGCTCGCCGACTGCGAGACGCTTGAACTGCCTTACCAAGGTAGGTAAAGTTATCAAATGTCGCAATAGCGAGCTGATTAGACACACGATCCGAGGCTTCCTTCATATCGAGGGTAGCCAGCCGCCCATCACGGGAGGCACTTCTGGCCATGAGCTGGTTAGGCTCCTGGCTGTCGAAGCAGATCAAGTTCCGTGCGTTATCATCGCGCCGGAATTCTTCTCGCATCATATCCATGATTCCGAGCTGAACGTACATGTTGTACGTTGGCTCCATGGCTATGACACGGGGTGTGGTAGCATTTTTAACGACAGAGGATACCCTAACGGGTATCTCCTGCGAGGGTTCGTGGAAGTCAACACGTTCTTCGAGGAGTTGTATTTCCTCGTAAGATGCGCAAACAGTCTCCCAGTAGGGAAACTCTTCATGCAACCGGGAAGAATACTCGAGTAGAGTATACTTCTGATTGCCGACCAAGCGGTCAGCAGTCGAACCGGGACCATGTCGTGGTATCAGTTCACCGTCGTAGATCCTTCGATCGAGACGGGAATTGACGCGTCCCCAGAGGAGACGAGCCATACGGCCGTAGTCCAAGATATCAACAGGGCTACGAGCGCGATCACCACGCTTGACTTCCAACTCACACTTGATGTATTCCGAATACGCGGCCTGGATTCGTTCATTTGAACACTCCTTTTTGATTTTTCCAAACGCCATTGTTATCTGGCGTATGGTCTGAATCGCCGCTACACTCGGATCATCAAGCAAACACCCACTCCAGCGGTCGAAGACCAACTCCAATAGCCCACCTAGAAAAATAGGGAGCTTACCCCGCTTGCGGAAACCCGCAAACAGGGAGGGAGTGACGGCACCATCGGCAAGGGCCCTTTGAAGGTCCTTACCGTAGGCCGGCAGGGCAATCGTGATAAACGATTCCCCCTCAGCTTCGAACCGCACCGTGACGTAATTAAAGTCACGGCTGGTGCTTGTGTGACACCGCCTCTCCGCATCTGCGAAGAGGCACTGTAGAAGTAACATCAGGCTTTTCAATCATTCCTCCAATGGGGGTAGTGATATCCATAGCCATGGCGTTAGCTGAGAAGGTCGACTATTAACGCATAATGATCACAACAAAAGCTGTGATCATAAGCACAATAGCTAACCTCCAGGCAAAGGAGAGAGCGATTAGCTCTCTCCGCCGATGATCTTGATCAGAAGGGCGTCAGTAGACGCGGTCAAGGCGGCGATGAGCCCCTTGACAACATCCTTCTGCTCAGTCACCGTGAGACCCACAAGAGGCACATCGATGTTCACAAAAGCGGACATCGAGGCCTCCCGGTTGACTCCTGCAAGCAGGGGGTCAGCCGCGATCTTGGAAAAGTCGACACGCACCGAACGGCGCGTACGAGTCTTTCCAGGATTGTGAGTCACACGAAGGCGGACCGTTCGGTCATCCTTCGTGTAGACGGCGGTGTCAACACCAGATCCGGTACGGGGCAGTGAATGCGCCGTACCACCAATGGTGATAGACTGAGGATCGGCAAGTGCCATGGCATTACTCCTTACAGGTGATCGTGCGTCCCAACGGGCGCACTACTTGTGGGTGGATTGCTACTTTCGGGACATCCCGAGAGCAGCGAGAATGGCCAATTGATTGTCTGTTAGAGACTCATCAGTAAAGCCAAACCCGAAAGGGGACGCTTTCTCTCTGTGCTTGGTAACACGAGAGGTGGTTTGTGAATACGCACCCATCCCTGGGACGCGTGTCCACGCTGACGAAAGAGAGCCCGTAGGCTTTCTGTACCAGAGGCCTTGCGGCCAACTGGTCGTCTTGATCTCATGCGTTGTTCGCATAAGATAACCATATTGCATCACAAGGTCGTCAGAAAGTAATGCCGAGGCATTACCAACTACGTCACCGAAGTTGATGAACCAATCTGACAGCCATGTCCAAGGTGCTAGGTTCCAAAGAACCTCAGGATCGAGGCGAGTCCCCATCAGGAGATTCGCTTCGTTCTCAATTTGAGCAAGATGCTCCAGTGCTTTTGGCACTGACCGGTGATAAAACCGGAACGCACCACTAAACCAAGTTTTTGTGATGGTTTGGTTAACTTGCTCTGGCACCTGTCCAGCTGGGCGAAAAGACAAGTGTGTCTCTGGGGGATAACCCCAGGGCGTGCCTGTTGCCCTTCGATATTCGCTAGCGCTAGCAGTAAACTGCAGCGTCTGGTCCACATCGATCTGGTCTGGAAAATGGATTCTTCTCCTTACCAACCTCTCAATATCTCTCTCGTATTGCAACAAGAGAGTTTT